GGTGGTGGATCTGCAGGTGCTGCTGGCACTTGGGCATCAAGTAGTGTTGGTGTTAGTACAACTAAGAATGTAGGTATTGCTACAACTGCTAGATCTGAATATTCATTATATGTTGGTAAAGGACCTACTGCTGGTTCTGCTACAACTACTGTAGTTGCTTACTTTGATGGTGATATTTCAGTTGGTGGTACTATCTTTAAAGAGAATGTAAAGAATGTAGATTCTATTGGTCTTGTTACTGCTAGAAGTGGGGTTGATATAGGATATGATTATGATGGTGGTACTGGTATTGGTGCTACTTTAACTTCGGGTGGAGATGCTATATTTGCTGGTATTGTTACTGCCTCTATTGGTCTTGTTCCTCCTGTAATAACCACTTCATCTAGAGATAGTACTGGTATAACTACAGCAACTGGATCTATTATCTACAATACAACCACTGCACAATTAGAAGTTTATAGTGGTTCTGCTTGGGTTGGTGTGGGTGCTGTTAATAACCTCACAATTTCTAACCTCTAATGAAAAGGTTTAAGGACTTGAAGGAAGATTTGACATGTCCTGTTGGAATGAAGTATGATAAAAAACTAAAGGCGTGTGTACCTATAAAGAGCACCTACCATGGTCGTTGGTGGGGTGGAGGTAGACACCATGAAAAAACAACTAATGGAAATGGAAAGCACGATAACGGAAATTCTAACGGATATGCCAATGGGGGAAATGGTAATGCTAATGGTAGTTCTGGGTCTAATGGTGTTTCTGGGAATAGTGGGAATGGTGGCACGTAGATAAATATATGCTATAATATATGAAAACTTTTTAGATTATGAGTGAAGAATTTAATAGAATAGCATCATCACTCGAAAGAATTGCTGATGCTCTTGAGAAAAAATGGCATATTGATATAGATCATGGTCATATTGAGAAGATAGATAATATTGAACATGGCGACATAGACACTCACCATCACTCATTCTAAATATGCCTAAACAACGCACACTCAAGTTTACTATTCGACAGGATGGTTATGTAACTGAAGAAGTTATTGGGGCAGCATCTCATGAATGCCTAAATCTAACAGAATCAATTGAAAAGAAACTTGGAGAGTTAGAAACTCGTCAATTTAAACCAGAATTTTACCAACCTGCTATCGTTAACGAACATGTCACACTTCAGCGCAATCAAAACGAAAATCAGGAACAAACCTGAGTTACAACAAGCATTAGAACTTTTACAATACAATGTACAAGAAGATCAAGAATTAAGAGTTACAGGTGCTCATGGAATTAAACATGAAACTGTAATTGCAGATCTTGCCATTGCTAATGACATTGGGTTTAGATTAAATCCAATGACAAATGAGTATGAATTGGTAGCAGACTTAGAAACTTGGAATCAACCTATTCCAGTAGAAAGATTTATTGATAAGGTAAATCAACAGTATGCTCGTATGACTATTCATAATCAAGTTAAGGATATGGGATTTCAAATAGAAGAGGAATGGGAAATGGAAGATAATTCTATAGAATTGGTTGTTACTCGTTGGGATTGATAAATACCCTTGGAGACCTGCGTTCTTTCCATGAAATCTCTTAAAAAATTTACTGAATCTGTAAAGATAGAAGATGCCAATGGGAATCTTGCTGCAGAAGTATTTGATATTATTAAACCAGAACCAATTAAACCCACTTATAATAATATTGAGTGGGAAGATTTGAGTGAGGTTAGAAGAATGCCAAATTATAATAAACCTGGTATTATAATGCAGATTCATTTGGCATGGAGAGGTAAAACTTTTGTTATTCAAATGTTTTTCCCATCAGTTAAAAAACCTTCTAGGAAAGAAGTTATAGATCAGATGCAAAAGGTATATCCTGGTGCAAGATTATGGAGTTATCATGTATCTGAATACAATTCAGGAGAACCTCTTTTACAAACTGGAGATTGATTATGGCGGTTGTTGATGATGTTTATCTTGGTAATCCGAATCTAAAGAAAGCTAATACTCAAATTGAATTTACTCAAGAACAGATTCTTGAATTTGTTGCTTGTAAGAATGATCCTGTTTATTTTGCAAAACAACATGTAAAGATTGTTAGTTTGGATGAAGGTTTAGTACCTTTTGAACCATATGATTTCCAAGAACAATTAATTAGAAATTTTCACGAGAATAGATTTAATATATGTAAGATGCCTAGACAGACAGGTAAGTCTACTACGTCTGTATCATACTTATTGCACTATGCTGTATTTAATGACAATGTAAATATTGGTATTCTTGCTAACAAAGCAGCAACTGCTAGAGACCTACTTGGTAGATTACAAACTGCCTATGAGAATTTACCTAAATGGATGCAACAAGGTATAGTTTCTTGGAATAAAGGGTCACTGGAGTTAGAAAATGGATCAAAGATACTGGCTGCTTCTACGTCTGCAAGTGCTGTCCGAGGCATGTCGTTCAATATCCTCTTCCTCGACGAATTCGCTTTCGTTCCAAACCATATTGCAGAGTCGTTCTTTGCATCTGTTTATCCTACTATTACTTCTGGTAAATCAACGAAAGTTATAATGGTTTCAACCCCTCACGGGATGAATCATTTCTATAGGTATTGGCATGATGCTGAAAGAGGGCAAAATGAATATGTTCCTACTGATGTTCATTGGTCTGAAGTTCCTGGTAGAGATGATGAATGGAAAAGACAAACTATTGCCAACACATCAGAACAACAGTTTAAGATCGAGTTTGAATGTGAGTTCTTAGGATCTGTTGATACTTTAATTGCACCTTCCAAACTTAGAAGCTTTGTTTATCATGAACCAGAAACTACAAGTGCTGGATTAGATGTTTTTGTAGAACCACAAAAAGGTCATGATTATGCGATAGCAGTAGACGTTGCACGAGGAGTATCTAAAGACTATTCTGCCTTTATAGTTGTTGATATTACTGAATTCCCACACTCTGTAGTGGCAAAGTATAGAAATAATGAAATAAAACCTATGCTATTCCCTACCATCATTGATGAGATTGGTAGAAAATATAATGATGCTTTTGTATTATGTGAAGTAAATGATGTTGGAGATCAGGTTGCTGCTATTCTTAATTTTGATTTAGAATATAAAAACCTGTTAATGACTTCTATGAGGGGTAGAGCAGGACAAGTTGTAGGTCAGGGATTCTCTGGTAAGAAAACTCAACTTGGAGTTAAGATGTCTAAAACTGTTAAAAAGGTTGGTGCTCTTAATTTAAAAACCTTAATAGAAGAAAACAAACTTCTTTTTTGTGATTATGATATCATATCTGAATTAACAACCTTTATTCAAAAGAGTAACTCCTTTGAAGCAGAAGAAGGATGTAACGATGACCTTGCAATGTGTTTAGTCATATATGCATGGTTAGTAGCACAAGATTACTTTAAAGAACTTACTGATCAGGATGTAAGAAGAAGGTTATATGAGGAACAAAAAAACCAGATAGAACAAGATATGGCACCATTTGGATTTATGCAAGATGGATTAGAAGATGGTAGTTTTGTTGATGATGACGGTGATAGATGGTTCCAAGCAGACGAATATGGAGATAGATCTTATATGTGGGAGTATATGTCCTAGTGTTCACGCAGTGCTCATAGCATTTTTGCCTCTTGTAAACTTACCTTTTAATAAATAATTTCTAGATAACTGAGAATTACGGGAAGAAACATGGCGACTCCACAATTATCTCCAGGCGTATTAGTCAGAGAGGTTGACTTAACCGTAGGTAGAGCTGAAAACGTACTCGATAACATTGGTGCTCTTGCGGGACCTTTCCCAATTGGACCTGTTGACGAGCCAACACAGGTCTCCACGGAAGAAGAATTAATTAAAGTATTTGGTAAACCAAAAACTCAAGACGGTCAAAATGAGTATTGGTTAACCGCATCATCATACCTTTCATATGGTGGAGTATTAAAAGTAGTTAGAACTGCTGGCGACAACTTAGCAAATGCTAATGCTGGTGTTGGTATTGCTTCTACAACCATGACTGGTACTGGTAGAATTGATAATTACGAAGATTATCTCAACAACCATACTACAGCAACTGACTTTACATTTGCTGCTAAAACTCCTGGTTCTTGGGCAAACAGTTTAAAGGTTTGCTTTATTGACGATATGGCAGACCAGACAATCGGTATTACTACTGATAGTCTTACAAGTGCTGGAGCAAAGATTGGTTACGCTGTTACCGCAGTTCTCACAGATCTTGTTATTCCTGGTTCAGGTACAACATCTGTCTTTAATGGTTATCTAAAAGGTATTGTTACTGGTGTTGCTACAGATTCCACAAATAGTGCTTCTACATTTGATGTTAAGATTCTTTCTAGGGTCTCAAGTGCTGGAACAGAAACAGCAATTACATATGATGAAGGTACTGATTGGGCATCATTCACTACTTCTTCCTCTATAAGATTCTTAAACAACTCTGGTATTGTTAGTGAATCTTCTGCTGTTGCTGCATTTACACCTGCAACTGCTGTTGACTGGTACGATCAGCAAACTTTAGGTTTAACCAACTCAACAACTTATTGGAAGACATTAGCACCTAAACCAGTTACAACTAAGTATGCTACTGATAGAGATAGTAAGAATGATGGAATCAACATTGCTATTGTTGATGACTTAGGAAAGATTACTGGTATCCAAG